AGTGGATCACGCGATAGCCCCCGCTTTTGCCGCCACCTTCGCGCGCAAAGCGGGCCTTGCGAACGCCTCCCCCAATCGACACGCCTGCGTCTGGATGCCGTGCGATGAAGTCGATCAACGCCAAGCGCTCTTCCTCGCTCATAATGGCACGAGCGCGGCGTTGGAATTCTGGGGTTTCGACGACGGTTACGATGGCCATGCTTTTATATGTGTGCCGCTGGCGCATATGTCAATGGCGTATAGGTGGCATATGCCAACACTTGCCGATCTTCGCGCACGCCGGGAGACTCTGTCGTCGCAGCGTGCCTCGGGCGTCGCCCGCGTCAGCTATGACGGTAAGACGGTCGACTACCGGTCTTTGGTCGAGATCGACCGGGCCATTGAGGCTTTGGACCGTGAGATTGTGATGGCCGAAGGGCGGCGGATCGTGCGGCAGGTCCGCGTGACGACTGCCAAGGGGCTCTGACACAAATGGGGATGTTTGACCTCTTTCGCCGCCGCAAGCCGGGCGGTCCTGAAGCCATGCGCGCGCGGCTTGAAGGCGCGATGGCGAAGCGGCGCTTGCGGGGCTGGAACCCACCTCTCGAGAACATCAACGCGCTCGTGGCTTCGGGCGGACCCAAACTGCTGGCACGCTCGCGCGAACTGGTGGTCACCAACGGCTATGCGGCGAACGCCTGCGAGGCCTTTGCGGCCAACCTTGTTGGGGACGGTATCAAGCCGTCCTCGCTCATCACGGATGCGGTGCTGCGTGACCAGGTCCAGAAGCTCTGGCTCGCCTGGACGGATGAGGCGGACGCCGATGGTCTGACCGATTTCTACGGGCTGCAAGCCATGGTCGCACGCGAGATGTTCGTGGCGGGCGAATGCTTTGTGCGCCTTCGGCCCAGACGGGCGGAGGACGGGCTCCTGGTCCCGCTCCAATTGCAGCTTCTCCAATCCGAGATGCTGCCCTTTGAGAAAACGGAGACGGGCCCGAATGGCAATCGCATTCGCTGCGGGATTGAGTTCGACCTTATTGGACGACGCGTGGCCTATCACTTCCGCCGCCGCCATCCAGGCGACAGCACGGATCAGCGGGTGGCGGTGCCAGATACCGTCCGCGTTCCTGCCGAAGAGGTGCTGCACATCTATCGGCCGATTGATGCAGGCCAAATCCGCGGCCTGCCGCATGTGGCTCCCGCCCTGGTGCGGCTGTTCCTCTTAGACCAGTACGACGATGCGGAACTCGACCGCAAAAAGACGGCCGCGATGTTCGCGGGTTTCATTATCAAGACGGCCCCCGAAGATCCGATGATGGGTGAAGGGGCAGCGGATCTCGACGGGGCCGCCATCGCGAGCTTAGAGCCTGGCACCATGCAGGTCCTTCTGCCTGGGGAAGACGTGAAGTTCTCAAGTCCCGCCGATGTCGGCGGCGGCTATGAGGCGTTCCAGTACAGAACACTCTTAGCGGTCTCGGCCTCGCTGGGTCTGCCCTATCATCTCGTCACGGGCGATGTCCGGCAGGCGAACTACTCGTCCTTGCGTGCCGAACTGGTCGAGTTCCGCCGCCGCATTGGCCAGTTGCAGCATGGTGTCATGGCGCATCAGCTATGCCGTCCCGTTTGGCGGCGCTGGCTGGAGACGGCTGTGCTGTCGGGCGCGCTCGATGCAGACCCCGCTGACGCGCGCGCGGTGCAATGGATCCCGCCAAGGTGGGACTGGGTTGATCCTCTCAAAGACATCCAAGCGCAGGTTCTTGCGATGGGAGCGGGCATTACCTCGCGGCGCAAGGTGGTCGAGGCCACAGGCTATGACATCGAAGAGGTCGACCGCGAAAACGCCGCCGACGCCGCGCGGGTCAGAGAGATGGGGCTCATTTACAAAACGAGCCCCGGTGAGACGCAGGGGGCAAGGGCCACGCCAGTCCAAGAACCCAATTCAAATCCTAACCCCGCACCGTCCGGGGATAGGACCGATCCAGATACTCTCGAGGAGTAACCCCATGAAATCCTGGTACACGATCCGCGCCCGGGGCTCCGGCGCGCAAGGATCCCGCACGGAAGTGCTGATCTATGACGAAATCGGCGCTTACGGCGTCACAGCGAAGGGCTTTCTGGCAGAGTTGGGTGCCTTGCCGGATGATGCGACCATTGATCTGCGGCTCAACAGTCCCGGCGGCTCGGTGTTTGATGCGGTGGCGATCTACAATGCGCTGAGACGCCATTCGGGCGAGGTTACGGTTTGGATTGACGGCATTGCCGCCTCGGCCGCGAGCTACATCGCCATGGCAGGCGACATGATCGTGATGCCAGAAAACGCTTTCCTGATGATCCACGATCCTTCGGGGCTGGTTATGGGCACGGCCGAGGATATGCGGTCCACCGCCGAGGCGCTCGATAAGGTCAAGGTCAGCTTGATCCAGGGCTATGCGACCAAGTCCGGGAAGCCCGATGAAGAGATCGCCGCCCTCATGGCGGCCGAGACTTGGCTTAATGCAACGGAGGCTTTGGATCTTGGCCTAATTGATCGGATCGCAGAGCCCGTGAAGCTCGCCGCCTCCTTTGATGTGGCACGCTTCCGCAATGCGCCACCAGAGGTGCTCGAGGCCGCCGCAGACGCCGGTCCCCCATCCATCGGTGTTGAAATCCAAGATGAAGACCCCAGCCCGACTGCGGCACCTACAGGCGAGATGGATACGCCTGTTGACCGCCCTGAGGTCCCGTCCAGTGACACTGGCGACGCGCCGCGGGACCAAGGGTCAGCCAACAGCGAGGGCCGCAAGGTAACCGCTGAGCGCCCGCCGTCTGTCAAACTGACCTCCGAGGATCTCGGCCCCATCGACCATGGGGCATCAAGCGCGCCTGCAATCCGCGCCGAGGCCATGGCCCACGCACGCGCGGTCATCGATCTCTGCCGCCTTGCAGGCCAGCCGCAGATGGCGGGCCGGTTCCTCGAGGAGGACGCGAGCCTTGATGCGGTCCGCAGCCGCCTTCTCGCGGCCAAGGCGGACGCGACCCCCGAGATCACCCTGAGCGCCCACGCCCAGCCTGGACGCGCAGCCTCCCTCCATCCCTGGGGCGAGGTCATCGCCCGCACCTTTAAGACGAAAGGATAAGCCAACATGACCATGCTCACTGAAGGCCAACACGCAGGCGGCTTTCTCGTCTGGGAAGTGCTCCGCGACTTCACCCGAGAAACCGTCACCATTGCCTCCGGCGCTGGAAAGCTCGAGCCCGGCTCCGTGCTTGGCAAGATCACCACGGGTGGCAAATACACCCGCCTTGCACCGGCCGCGACCAACGGCAGCCAAACCCCCGCTGCCATTCTCTGGGCCGCGGTCGACGCAAGTGCGGCTGACGCCCTTGGCGTTGTGATCCTGCGTGGGCCCGCGCTCGTCAACCGACATGACATTGTGTGGCCCGAGGGGGCCACGGAGGCCCAGATCACGGCAGCCAGCACGGCACTGGCGGCGCTCGGCATCGTCCTACGCTGAGCGTTGGGTCGGGCCTCAAGACACTCACATCAAGGAGGTTGGCATATGGCCACCATGGATATCTTTGAAGGCGATGCCTTCTCCGTTATTGAGCTCACGCGTGCCTTGGAGAATATTCCCTTCAAGCCCGCGACCTTGTCCGGCTCAGGTCTCTTTGGCGAGCGCGGGGTGCGCACGCGCACGGTCGTGATCGAAAGCCGGGATGGGACCTTGTCACTGATCCCGTTCTCCGAGCGCGGATCCTCCTATGACCAGCAATCCCCAGAAAGCCGTCAGGTCCGTGCCTTTGTGTGCCGGCAGTTCAAAAAGCAGGATGTGCTTTGGGCGTCCGAGATCCAAGGCATCCGCGAGTTCGGCGCGGAAAGCGTGACGCAGCAGGCGCAAGCCGAAGTTGCGCGCCGGATGCGGCGCCTGAGATCGGATGCCGAAGCGACCTTTGAGTATCATTTGCTGAATGGGCTTCAGGGTTTGGTGAAGAACCCCCGAGATGGCTCTGTGGTGATCAACTTCGCCACTGAGTTTGGGATCACACCTGCGGCCGAGATCGATTTTGATCTTGATAACCAGTCGCCGGCATCTGGCGCGCTCAGGAAGCGCTGCCAGGCTTTGATCGAAAGCGTCGAGGAGAGCCTCGGTGGTCTGGCGGTGGGGCCTGTGCAGTTGCGCGCGGAATGTGGTTCGGCCTTCTTTGCCGACCTGGTCGCCCATAAGGAGATCCGGGAGACCTATCTCAACACGGCCGCTGCCAATGAGTTGCGGGGCAGGGCGGTGGATGAGTTCAGCTTTGGTGGGATCACCTTCCGCCGATATGGGGGCAGTGCCACAATCGGTGTGCCGACGGACAAGGCCTACTTCTATCCGCAGGGCATTGAGGGTCTATTTGAGATCTACTTTGCGCCGGCGGATACCTTCGAGACGGTCAACACCATCGGCTTGCCGCTTTATGCGCGCATGATCCCAGATCGTGAGCGTGACGAATGGGTGCGCCTTGAGATTGAGAGCAACCCCCTGCCGATATTCACCCGTCCGCAGGTCTTGCGCGCAGCCCGGCGGACTTGATGACGGCGTTCAGCTCGGCGATGGACGCGCTCTTTGGCGATCCCAACATCGCCGTCGAAATCTGGCATCGTGACGGGGCAGGGGCCTTTACTCGGGCCCGGGGGATCTTGCGCCGCCCCGACGAAATCACGGAGTTTGGCGCGGCGCGGCTTCTCTCAGACACCACCCGGATCGACGTCCGGGTGGCGGATATTCCACATCCCCGCCCGCAAGAACAAATCTTGATTGGGGACGAGACGTTTTTGATCCAAGGCGAGCCGCGCCGAGATCGTGAACGGCTCATCTGGACCATCGACCTCAGCCCGGCGTGATCCCAACATGAAACTTAGGCTGGCCATCGACCCAGATATTGCGACGATGATGCAGGCGGAAATTGCAGCCAGCGAACGCGCGGTGTCGGCGGCCATTCGCCAGTCGGCCCTCAGCCTCAAGACCGATTGGCGCGGGCAGATCACAGGTGCTGGCCTCGGCGCGCGGCTCGCACGGACTGTTCGTTCCGAAGACTATCCAAAGGGCCGACCCAGCTTGAATGCGGCCGCTCTTGTCTGGTCAAACGCGCCGGTGATCGTCGGCGCGCATGACACCGGCCCGCTCATCCGCTCAAAAAGCGGTCTCTGGCTTGCCATTCCGACTGCCGCGGCCGGCAAATCCACGCGTGGCGGCCGGATAACTCCGGCAGAGTGGGAGCGCGGACGCGGTGTGCCCTTGCGGTTCATCTACCGACCGCGGGGTCCCAGCCTCCTTGTCGCGGAGGGTCGGCTGAACAGTCGTGGGCTTGGCGTCACCTCGCGCGCAAAATCCGGCCGCGGCCTTGCCAGCGTGCCGATCTTTCTTCTGGTCCGGCAGGTGAAGCTCACCAAGCGGCTGGACTTAACCAAGGCGGCAGAGGTGGCGCTGGGGCGGATTCCAGGCGCGATTGTGGCGAACTGGCTGGAGGCGCGGAGTTGATCGCTGTCGACAGATCAATGAATATGGCATATATTGCCAATAATCTGCAGGAGGCACTGATGGGGACCCGCAACGTTGTCTTGACTGACAGTCAATCTGCACTGATTGACCAACTTGTGGCCTCAGGCCGCTACCAGAATGCCTCCGAGGCATTACGCGCAGGTCTGCGCCTCCTCGAGCGGGAAGAGGCAGAGCTTGACACCCTTCGTGATCGCCTCTCTTCCGGCCTCTCTGAGGCGCGGCGAGGTGATCTTGCAGTAGGCAGCGGCGAAGAAGCAATCCGTCGCGCGTTTTCTTCGGCTCTCGCCCAAAACTGATGCCGAAGCCTTGGCGTCTAACGAGGCAGGCCAGCGCGGCTTTTGAAGAAATCGCGCGCTGGACGGCAGAAACCTTTGGCCCTCGTCAGGCAGCAGCCTATGAGGAGGATCTGATTGCGAGGTGTGCGGAGATCGCAACCGGGACCGCCGTCACCCAGGATTGCCGACGCCTGATCGATCCTGATCTGCCAGAGGACCTGAGGTTCGCGCGCGCAGGTCAGCACTTTGTGGTCTTCGTCGAATACCCAGGGCAGATCATCATCATCGACGTGCTGCACAGCCGAAGCGATCTGCCACGGCGCCTCGCTGGGCTGGTATCGTCTAAGCCGAAGCACGATCAATAAGTCCGGGCATGCCCCGACACCCCGGGACAGCCATGCCAACCACACGCGAAACAATCCTGACCGCCTTGGCAGATCTCCTGCGCACGATCCCACATGTCCCCGTCCTGCGCGGCGAGGTCCTACCGGAACGCATCCCGCCTTACGGGCTGATGATCTTGCGCGATGGCAACCCGGGTGAGCCCGGTGTGACGCTGTCACCCCTGATGTATCATTACCAGCACAGGGCGGAGCTTGAGATGATTGTGCAAAGTGCTGCGGCACGGGACGCAGTCTTCGACGCACTGGTCGCGCAGGTTGGCGCCGTACTTTCTGCCGACCGGACCCTGCGGGGTCTTTGCGACTGGGTAGAGGCTGCGGCCCCAGAGCCGGCGGATCTCACTGTGGAGGGGGCCGCAAGCTTAAAGGCAGCTGTCCTGCCCGTCATCCTACACTATTCGCTGGCCAATTCACTCGGCTGATCGGGCTCTGGGGGCGGAGTGATCCTTCTCAGATGCCCCTCGATCATCGCGCCAGCTTCTACGGTCAATTTGGTGTAATGAACTGAGCCGTTGATTTGACCGGAATGTGCAACGCGGACATCGTCTGCGATAACTGCGCCAACGACAACGCCTTCAATCGTTGCCTGCTTGGCCTCAATGTCGCCCTTTACATTGGCCCAATGCTCAATCGTCACGATCTCACCGGTAATGTTGCCGACAACACGCGCTTGAACCACTAAGGGGCCTTTGGTGGTGATATCGCCCGTGACTTCGAGATCCGGTGCGAGGACGGAAGGTTTTGCAGTGCTTGATGTGAGAGTGGTCATTCGAGGTCTGCCTTCGGGTCGTGTCTGCACCATAGGTGCGTTGGCTGAGCGCTTGGCCCAGCATGATTTGCCCCTGCGCCATATGCAATTGCTGCTCCTCTAACCAAAATCCGCTGAAAAGGATATAAAAATGGCACGAGCCCATGGGGCGCGGGCGCAAATGGCGCTGGCGTTCGAGACTGTTTACGGCACTGCGCCCGCCACAGGGTTCCGCACCGTGCCCTTCGCCAGCACCACGCTCGGCTCCGAGCAACCCTTGATTGCCTCGGAGCTCTTGGGCCAAGGGCGCGATCCGCTAGCCCCAATCAAGGACGCGGTCACGGCGGACGGTGATGTCGTGGTGCCGATTGATGTTGAGAACTTTGGACTCTGGCTGAAAGCGGCATTCGGAGGCCCCACGACCACCGGCACGACGCCCAAGACCCACACCTTCCAATCAGGGAACTGGTCGCTGCCAAGCATGTCCATCGAGACGGGTATGCCCGAAGTGCCGCGCTATGCGATGTACACGGGCTGCGTTTGCGACCAGCTGAGCTGGCAAATGTCACGGTCAGGTCTTCTGACCGCAACCGCGCGGCTGGTGGCGCAAGGGGAAACCGCCGCCGCTGCCACGGCTGCAGGTACAACCACGGCCCTGTCGCAACAGCGCTTTGGCCACTTCAACGGATCCATTACCCGCAATGGGACGCCGCTCGGCAATGTCATCTCAGCGGAGGTCACCTATTCCAATGGTCTTGACCGGATCGAGACAATTCGCGCGGACGGCAAGATCGAGGGTGCCGATCCCGGAATGGCGTCCCTAACCGGGCGGATGGAGGTGCGATTTGCCGACACGGCCCTCATCACCCAAGCCCTGGATGGCACACCTTGTGAGTTGGTCTTCGCCTGGAGCCTTGGGGCAAGTGCCAGCTTCACCTTCACGGCCCATGCCGTCTACCTGCCGCGCCCCCGGATCGAAATCCCGGGGCCACAGGGCATTCAGGCGACCTTCGAATGGCAGGCCGCCAAGGCTGCGAGCCCCACCCGGATGTGTACGGCCGTCCTCGTCAACACTGTCGCCTCCTACTGAGAGAACCCAACATGCTAACCCTCGATCTCACCAACGCACCTATTTGGTGCGACCTTGTCCCCGGCGTGCGCGTAAAACTCCGCCCGCTCACCACGGCGCTGATGGTGGCTGCACGCAGCGATCCAGCGATTGCCGACCTGCCGAAAGAGGCGAGGACGGAGGAGGCCGCACTGGCGATGGCCAAGGCGCTCGCGCGCTCTGCCATTCTTGAATGGGAAGGGATTGGGGACGCGGAGGGAGAGCCATTGCCGATAAGCCCTGATGCGATCGACGCGCTTTTGGACATCTGGCCGATCTTCGAGGCCTTCCAAAGCCTTTATGTCGCGAAAGGCTTGCTGCTGGACGCGGAAAAAAACGCCTCATCGCCCGTGCCGAGTGGGAGTTCGGCGGGGGCGACGGCTACTGCGCTGCCTGCGGATCCGTCTGCCCTGACTGCCCTACACGACTGAACCAGCCAATAACTTTCGAGGGTTGGCTGGTCTGGGACCTGGTCGGCCGCCTTGGGGGTCAGTTGC